TGTCAGTCCCCCAGTACGGGACTTGTGCTTTCCCATCTTGAGACTGACATTCTTTTTTTTGACAGCCATTAGACTTCATTTACATTGTTTGGTCCCAACTTTTTCTTGATGGGATTTTTGTTAATGTCCTCTAAGAAGATAGAGTTTTTGACAGCATCCTCTCTAAGGTATGGCTTCTTACCAAATTTTTTCTTTTTGTTAGGCATTACACTCCTCTCATAGCTTGTTGAATTAACAAGATTTCACGTTGATTTCTAATCATTTCGTTAGGGGATGTGGAGTTAATAATTTTTAGAGCTTCGTTAAACTCTTTATTAGTCATAGGTCCTGCACTGCTACCTCTTTAGCTATATCAATACCTATTTTCAACCCCTCAAGTTGTTGGTCAGCAGCCATTTGATCTTTGGCTTTCGCGGCATCTACACCGATTCTAGCTCCATCTATCTGAGCTTGAGTGCTAATTCTTTGCTCTTCAACTTTAATTTGATCCGCTTTACCAGCAGAATCCATAAGATCCTTAGTTGATTTACGTTGTAACTCAGCTTGTTTAATTTGTAATTCAGCTTGTTTAATTTGTAATTCAGCTTGTTGCATTTGGACAACTGGATCTTGTTGAGCCTGTTGAGCTTGTTGTGCAGCAATTTGTTGTTTACTTTGACCAAGAACTATATCAGAAGCTCTAGCAGCAACTTTCGATAACTCAAGTTCAGTCTGTTCTGGTAACTCCTCACTAGGTGGTGGTAAATCAATACCCATAGCACCTTCCATCTTCTGCCTATATGCAAACGCTAAATGTTCAGCTATATGAGCCTGTAAATTAGCCATAATCATTTGTGCATTAGGATTTTGCCCTACCATTTGCCTTAATAATGGATCATTCATAGCGTTCATATGAACCTTTATGTGGGCTTCATGATCTTGATATATAAACGCTTTGACGGGTTTTAATTGTAGTAAATTCATATTCTCACTTACAGGATCAAGAGGTTTCTGATCCTCCTCCATAGGAAGTATCTTTTCAACTGTTCGTACTCCTAAAGTTTCCAACATTTGTCTGTGAAGTTGTGCCATATCATATAGTTGAGGGGCTGAAGAAGCTAACTGTAAAACTGCCTGATATTGAACAACTCTCTGTGACATGGTGGAGGAATTAGGATCAGATACAGGTATAACTTCTACATTGTCATAATCAGCTCTCGTAGCTATTATGTCTCTTGAGGTGCTTTTTGGTAAGTATTCATACTTCTCTGGGGCAAATTTAGCAATAATTCCTGCTAATAATTGAAATTCAGACTTCATAGCAGTGTGAATACGAGCTTGAACCGCTGACATAACCTTTAAACTACGCTCTAACAACGCTAAAGTAGTACCAACAGGAGTTTCTTTGTTAACATCTGATATCTTAAGCTCGGCAACAGCCGCTAAAGATCGTCCCTGCTCCACAATCATGTTCATAAGAGCTAATAATGTTTGAGAGGGCTCTTTATAAGGTAAAAATGTAATAT